CGGTTGCCTCGACGCGAGTTGCAGGATCGGTGTGCTGCCGCGAGCGGGGAGTCGGGGTCGCCGGGGATGACGTGATCGGCTGTCCACGGGTCGTCGGGTCGTGGGCCGTGTCCGCAGATCCAGCAATGTGTCGCGTTGTCTCGTATCTGTTTTGCTCGTCGTCGGTAGTCGCCTCGGTAGTGGGGTCGGTCCCGTGGCGGTCGTGTCTTGTTGTGGAGTTGTTCGCAGCGTTCGCAGCGCGTGACGTTCGTGGTCAGTTGTCGGCAGTTGAGGCAGGGTCGGCGGATCGTCATAGGGGGGGGGGGGGGGGGGGGGGGGGGAGCAGTAGGGTCGGAATCGCACCGCCCTCTCCCGGCGGGATGCCGGGTGCATCGCTTCTATGCTTCTACCGCACGCTTTCCCCGATACATAGCAGCACCGGCCTCGCGAATCATTGAGAACGGGAGCACCGGCACGGTGAGCCGGTCGAGTGCATCTGAATGCAGCGGATAGAAGTATCTGATCTGGAAGCCGTCGAGCGGCTGTGCGCCGATGCGTTTCAGAAACGCTGCCGATGTCTCGCTGCCTGTCTTCCCGTACCGTGCCTTGATGCTGTTCTCGCCTGCGTTCGGTGAGAAGCCGGGTTCGAACACGATCTTCGCGCACACCTGACCGTCTGGCATGAGCCACATAGACGTATTCTTCTTGATACCGATCAGTTTGAAACCTGCCGCTCGATAGATAGTTCCGTCCCCACATTGAGTCCCGTCTGCGTATGAGAGCAACCAGCCGATGTGCGGTGCGTGTTTGCGTATCAGTCGGAATGCGACAGATAGGGCACGGCTCTCGCTGTTGCGTGGTAGCCGGTCGCTGAATGCCATGCGGTGAAGTTCGAAGAAGCCGTTCCAGTGTGTGTCTCTGACGAGCCGTATTGCTTTGCTCTTGTCGATAGATGCGCCAAACTGCATCGCACCTTCGAGTCTGCCGTTCCAGAACACGCCGAGATGAAGGGCTGAGCGTGTATCTACCCTGCCTGAGTAGTGCCACCTCCGGACAAAGGCCCTTGCCGATGATGCGTCGATCGGCTGGACGTGGAGGTTCTTAGCAGACATGTCGTTGCCATTCATCACAGATCGCCCACAATGCGTTGCCGTTTGAGTTCTCGTTCCCTGTGTCGTTGAAGTCGTGTCGTTTCTTACTGGCTTTCAAACAGTCCTTGATCTGCTCGGCCTGATCGAGTGTGACGGTGAACGTCATCTGCGTTGCGTCGGGTCGGTCGTTCTGGGGAAGTCTGCTGAAAGCATCCTCGACGTTCAGGATCGTTGGCTGGATAATCCTCGCGCATAGATCGTCCAGATCGTCGCCGTTGAACATCGTCCCGGCGAGACCGGCCTCCGTGTCGGCGAGTTCCCGCAACAGATCAGCGAGAGCGGCGTCGTCATACGTTGCAAGATCATTCGTGCGGTTGTCGGCGAGCAGAATCCGCAGAGCGCGATCATCGTCGCAGTCCACATACGTCACCGCGATCCGATCCCAGCCGAGAGCCTTCGCCGCCTTCAGCGTGTGATTACCGGCGAGCACATGACCAGTCGAGCGTTGCACCACGATCGGTCGGTACTGCCCGTGCTCTTTGAGTGACTCGGAGATTGCTCCGACGTCTCCCTGTCGGACGTTCCTCGGGTGAATCGTCACGTCGCCGATCGGAACGACTAGATGCGCCAGTTCTTCTCGAATCATGAAACCTCCCAGAATGTTTGTGGCTTGCTCGTGGCTTCTGCGATGGGTGTGATGCCGGTCAGTCGTTGGAAGCGTTTGCAGATCACATCGCAATAGTGAGGGTCTAGTTCCATGAGGTAGGCCGTGCGTCCTGTCTGGTGGGCGGCGACGAGAGTGGAGCCTGACCCACCGAACGGTTCCAGCACGAGTCCGTTCGTTGGTGTGCTGGACTTGATCGCTCGTTCCATTATGGCGACCGGCTTCGGCGTGGCGTGTCCATGTCGTTCCGCACCTGTTACGCGGGGGAAGTTCCAGACATCGGTCATGTTGTCGTGAGTGTTATCGAAGTGAGCGCGTGTGTCGTAGAAGGCTTGTTTGAGTTCGTCGTGATCGCGTTTAAGTTCGTCGTGATCGCGTTTGAGTTCGTCGTGATCGCGTTTGAAAGCGTCGTGATCGCGTGCCGCTTCCTGAATCTTGCGGTAGTTGTCTTGTGTTATCAGTTGCCATTGAGAAGTTGTGACCCAATGACCCGCCATGACTGTCCCGGTGATTCGGTTCAGGTCCCTCGTTGTCCATCCACACTTTCTCATCTCGCCTTCTAGGTAAGACCGTATCGGTTCCCATCCTTCCCAATAGTTGTCGGCATTGTTGTTGAAACCTTGCTGGCCTAACATGAAGAAGAGACAGCGTTCCGTAACTGTTGCGAATCCTCGGCTCGTTTCATTCCTGATTCCTTGCGCGTGTGATTTGTCCCACACGATCTCATTACGAAAGGTGAGACGTTCGGTGTTCGACAGAACGGAACACCACCATCGCCACAGGTCGGGAGCGTTTCCCCAGACATAGACAGACCCGTTATCTTCCACGAATGGTCGCGCCGCAGTCCACCACGCCGTCTGGAACCGATCCAACTTGTCCTCATACAAGTTGTCGTTCAGCACGCCTTCTTTCTGTTTGCCCATTCCGTACGGTGGATCAGCGTGAACTAGCACGGCCTTCTTTCCGTTCATCAACCGTGCCATGTCGGTCGGATCGGTGGAATCTCCGCACATCAACCTGTGGTCGCCAAGCAGCCACACATCACCGAGGCTTGTGATCGCTGGTGCGTCATCTGGTATCTCGTCAGGGTCGCCCAACAAGAGTGTCGCTGTGTCCACCACCTGCAACAGATCGTCCAGATCGTCGCCGTTGAACATCGTCCCGGCAAGACCGGCCTCGGTATCGGCGAGTTCTTTCAGGAGTTCGGCGAGAGCGGCGTCGTCATACGACGCGAGATCATTCGTCCTGTTGTCGGCGAGCAGGATTCGGAGAGCACGATCGTCGTCGCATTCAACATAAGTGACGGCGATCTGATCCCAGCCGAGTGCTGTTGCTGCTTTCAGCGTGTGATTACCGGCGAGAACGTATCCGGTTGAGCGTTGCACGACGATCGGTCGATACTGCCCGTGTTCTTTCAATGACTCGCAGATCGCGCCGATGTCGCCCTGACGGACGTTCCTCGGGTGATTCGCCACGTCGCCGATCGGGACGACCAGATGCGCCAGTTCTTCTCGAATCATGAAGCCTCCCACAGGGTCGGATTCGCGGCGGCGTCAGCGATCCGCGACCGCGCAATCTCGACATACTGCTCATCTTGCTCGATGCCGATGAACCGGAAGCCTTCGAGCACTGCACCCTTGCCGGTGCTCCCCGATCCGCAGAACGGGTCGAGCACGATGCCGTCCGGCGGCGTAACGAGACGACAGAGATAGCGCATCAGGTCGGTCGGCTTCACGGTGGGGTGCAAGTTCTGCTTTTGTGGATTGCTGTCCTTGAACATTCTTTCACCAGCATCACCGAGACCACGCTCATAACCCATAGCACTCGCACGCACCGATGGCAGTGCTTCCAGTCCTGCGTTGCGATCGGCCTTGCTTGCTTTCGCGCAGTAGAAGAACCGAGCGGCGGAGCCGTCGTCACCCATCTTGCGGAAGCCGCCCTCGGTCTCCTGCCCCGATGCGAACGACGTGGCGACGGCATTCCCGCGTCTAGATGGGTATGCGCCACCCTTGCTGTCCGGGAACAGCCCCACCACTTCGTCGCTACCGTCATGAATGAAGTTCGCAGGCCAGCGACCAGCATCGTTCTGTGACCAGCCGCCACTACCGTTGCCACCACTCACCGTCTGCTCGTGACCGAAGGTTGCGGTGCGATGACCAGCATGGGACACATCTCCGTCATCTCGTCCCACCCGTGTTGCGTCGATGTTGATCGCACCCGTGCCATGCGCGAGCACGTTCGCGGCGACGGTGCCGACCAACGGCTTCCGAGCGAGCACGATCGGTTCGTGCGCCGGTTTGAGCGCAGTGCCCCAGCCTTGCCACTGCTTCGCTGCGTCGGTCGCAGGAGCGGTGATAAAGTGGTCTTTGTCCCATCGCTCACCGTCGCGCTGGTAGCCGTAGGTGGCTTCCGTCTTGCCCACCACCTCGCGCTCGGCTTCATCAACTAATCGCGCGCAGTGCGCGACCTCCGGCCATTCGGCGGCAATAGCCGCGAATGTGTCCGGAGTTGGGGCGCGTTGCCCCTTCGGACGCCCCTCAAACCACGACCAGTTGGTAGTGCCGCCACAGAACTTGCGGTCACAGTCGCCAACGGTCAAACCGCGCGCTTCACGCGCCAGACGGAGAGTATCGCCGATCTGCCGCGCCAAGTGCGGATAACCGCCGCGCTTGTCGATGGCCTTGCTGACGTCGAGCGACTTCGGGAACCCCGAGCCATAGACCCACATGATCTGGTCACGTATCTCGAACCCAGCATCCTCGATCGCGCACGCCATCCGGTGATACGTCCGAGACCCGCCGAACGCGAGCAGGTGCCCGCCCGGCTTCAACACCCGCAGACACTCCCGCCACACATCGACGCGGTAGGCGATCCCCGTCGAATCCCACTCCTTCGCCATGAAGCCCAGTTCATACGGCGGATCAGTGACGACGCTATCAACCGACGCATCTTCGAGCAGCGCGAGCAGACGCAGACAGTCGCCATGCTCCACCGTCCATCTCTCACCCACGGCATCCCACCCCGTCATCGTCGCTCCTTCAGTCGATCGGATGCTACTCGGCGACCAGTCCGACCGTCAGAACGAGGATGAACACCAGATACACCACCGCCGCCACCGCGATCAACACCTGATCAGCCGAAGATCGCGAACCGCTCCAGACGCCGAACCTCGGCCTCCAGATCCGCGATCCTCTCCCGGAGCCGGACGATCTCATCCGTCTCGGGCCGGGACGCCTCCGACGGCACCTGTTCCGCGTCATCGGGCATCATCACCTAGAACGGATCACCATCATCGGACGCACCCGCCGAGCCGGTCACCGCGTCGAATCTGATCTCCAAGCCGATCGCGTCCGCGACGAGTTCGTGTCTCTTCTTCTTCTCGCCGTCTCTCGTCTCATAGTCCGAGATGTCGAGCCTGCCGGTGCAGATCACCCGCGTCCCCTTCGATGCGGAACGGCAGACGTTCTCCGCGAGGGTGCCGAAGCAGACGACGTTGTGCCACACGGTTCTCTTGTTGTCGTCCCGTCCGTGGTCGGTGGCGACGGAGAAGTTCGCGACCGGCTTCCCGTCGTTCGTGAAGCGGAGTTCCGGGTCGCGTCCGAGTCTGCCGACGATCGTGAGACTGTTCATCTGTGTTCTCCCCTGTTCAGAGTTCGACGCCCTGCGAGACGTGGAGCGCGAGACGGTCGATGTGTGCGCTCAGTTCCCGGTTCCGTTTCAGCAGACGCTCATTCTCCCCGGCGATCGCGGTGATCTGCTGCGACAACTGAGCGAGCCGATCCCGCAGTTCATCGTTCGCGACGACGAGCGAATCGACCCGATCCTCCAGCAGTTCTACTTCGACTTCGTTCGGCGACACTTCTCGATCTCCTTGTCGATGCGCTTCACGAGGTTCCACAGTAGTTGCTCGTCGTCTCCGCGTGCCACCACCCTCCGCAGGAAGTAGGCGATCTGTTCGAGTTCGGGGAGCGTCATCAGGGCCGGAAACTAGCAGCGCGTCCGCCGGTCGGGGGACACCAGCGGACGCGCCACAGTCATCGGAGAGTAGCCGAGGGTCAGAGCACCGTGGTCAGGAGCCTCATCGCTTGCTGATCCGCCATCTTCGTCTTTCCTGTTAGGGAATCCATCATCGTCCGTTCGACGAGCATCGTGTCCCCACGGGTCGGACGGATGTGCTGCCGGTGCGTATTCACGGCCTGCATCACCCCGAAGCCGGTGCCGCGCCACGGAGCCACCCGGACGTCATTCTGCCACAGGTTCAGGAACTCGAACCGGACGTTCTCGGCTCGCGTCACCGCCTGCTTCGACTCGTCATCGTTCACCGGAACATGGGCCTCGACGAACCGGGTGAACTCCCGGTCGGACACCTTCATCGCGAGCAGCGTCTCGATCTCCTGCGAGAACTCGTCGCCCATCTGGTGCACGATCGACAGGGCGGAGCGTGCGTCGCCGAGCCGGAGCATCGACTTCGACGTGTGCCTCACCGATACCGTGTCGCCGTGCTCACGGAGCGCGGTGTTCCGGGTGTTGTCGCAGACCACGATCGTCACCGTCCGCTTGAACGTCGTCGCGATCGACCCGTTGAACGATGTCGTCGCGAGCAGGTTCGGACGGAACTCGACGTCGGCGATCCGGAAGTTCTCCGGCATCTCCACCTGTGTCCACGCGATCGCGCCACCCTTCAGCAGACCGGCGGAACCGATGACGAGATCATCGTCGAGCAGGTTCGCGACCGACTTCAGGAGCCATTCGTCGTACTGGTGCGGATGGTAGGACGGTGAGACGACGCCAAGAACGGCGTGCGTGTCGTTGCGGATGATCGCGACCCTGTTCGGGACGTGCACCATCGGGCCGAGCACAGCCTGCTTGTCGCGGGGAACATCGACCCACATCGGGACGGCCTCGGCCTGCCAGTAGAACAGACGACGCCGGACATCCTCGATCGGGATCTCCCCGACGTAGTGATTCGGTTCCGCGCCCTGACTGGACGCCTTGTAATGCCAAGCGTTGCCGCGCTCGGCGGTCATGCCGACCAGAACATTCTGGTTCAGCCATTCGGATGTTTCGCTACTCATCGTGTGTCTCCTTCTGTGTTGGGTGGTGATGAGATGTTGCCGGGGAACGCCGCGAGTGAGACGACGAGGGAGAGCAGCGCGAGCGTGTAGGACGGCGGTGCCTGCTCACCTTCGAGGCCGCCTGCGAAGTAGATCGCGGCGATGAACGACGCGGCACAGACCCAGCCCCGAGCGACGCGCTTAGCGCGGTTCCAGCGGATCGGATCGACGACTCGGATTCTCATTCGTCATCCTCCCACTCGCCGAGCATTACCTCGCCGCCTGCGTAGTGGTAGCGGTCGCCATACTCGCGACCGTCTCCGACGCCGATGAACACCTCGACGTGCGCATCGTCGCCATCCTCGCCGCCGATGATCGTGGTCACCGCCCGGATCGTCCCCAGCAGTGGATAGTCCGGTTGGAACACTCCGCGCACCTCCACGTCGGCCCCGTGGTCGTGGCGGATCTCTTCGAGACGTTCGATCAGGTCTTGGATGTTCATGACTGCGCTCCGTTCTTCTCGTGGAGTGTCCGGATCGTGCAGTGCCAGTCCACGCGGACGTCGAACTGGTCGATGTCGATCAGACCGGCGGAGAGCAGACGTCGTGCCTCCATCTCGTCGGGAACGTGCAGGTCGCACCACGCGATGACTTTCTTCGGGATGCGATTCCCGATCCTGTCCATGACCCGCATCGCGGCGTATGCGGTGTCGTAGATCAGCCCCTTCATGTCTTGTCTCCTTCTGTTGGTGGGACTGTCGTCCCTCGCAACCTCGCGCTCGTTGTGCGAGGCTCCGAGGAACGCACGAGCCGTGACCCGTGCGCCCTTGTCGTTCCTTCGTTCATGACTGCGCTCCGTTCTTGCGCTCCCACCGCAGCACCTCGGAAGCGATGTGCAGTTCGAGAGCCTCAACCGCGTCCTTCTTGCGGTCGAAGATGTCGTCGAGTGGCGTCGGGCCACGCTCGCCGGTCGTGCGGTCCTCGATGCACCACTCGACTCGGGGCTTACGGGGCTTGTAGCAGACGAACCGATACTCGCCCAGCGATGGCACCCATTCTCTCTTGTTCCACGGTGCGTGGATGGTCTCGCACAGCGGGTGCTCGCAGGGTGCTTCGCACAGGTTCACGTCCTTCACGACGTGGAACCGCTCGCGCAGTGCCGCCTCGATCGTAGTCATCATTGGGTTCCTCCTTCTCTCGTGTCGGTTCCTTACGCCGACAAGATCAGAATAGGGGAACAACAGCCGTCCGTCAAGTATCCCCCTAACACCTATGAAATAGGGGATTTCCGGGGAGATCGCTGGGAAGCCCGTAGCGGCTCGATCAGCCCGTTCCGGTCCCGGCATAGGGGTCGCCCGTTTCATGGGCGGAGAACGCCAGAGAACTCGGAATCCGGCGAGGGACGATCCGCACCGGCACCGCGCACGGCAGAGCACCCCACCCCGACAGGCCGACCGGGAACACGAACCGACCATCGCGGCGGGTGAAGCCCCAGAGCGCGATCCGGTTCGCCACCACGATCTGATGCTCCTTCGACGCCCGATCCGGGGTCGATGCGAACTGGCGACCACCGAACGCGATCCACGTCGAACGAGCGATCCCGAGACCACCGGCCCAGTTCCCGCGATCCGTCCAGTTCCCGTGCGTCTCGCACCACGCGAGCCGCTCGATGAACTTCGCGCCGAGTTGATACTTCCGCCGCTCCGACATCCTCGGGAGCGACACGGCAGGCTGCTCCACCGCTTCGGCAGTCGCCGGAGCCAGCACGCCGACGACGAGCATCAGCGCAACGATTCGATTCTTCATCGGTGATCCTTTCAGCGTCCGCCCCGGATCTCATCGAACACCTCACGACACGGGCCGATGACTCGGGGATCGAAGTCGCGGAGCGCATCGAGACACTCTTCCCACGACTCGCCGAGTCTGGCGAGCGGGACGACCCGATCGAACGCTTGGTCGAGATGCCAGTCCTTTGACGCTGGCGTGCTTTCTTCCGTCTCGTCGTCCCAGCGTCGGCCTCGGAGCCACGTCGCCGGGTGCGCGACGAATCTCATGTCTAGTTCCTGCTTCCGGTACCTGTCCACCGCTGCCAGCAGTTTCTCCAATGGCGGAGCGTCGCTGCGGTTCATCATCGAGACCCACACGTTCCGAGCGGCGGCTTTCGCAACCTTCCGTGGATACCTGCTCCAGAACTCGTCGAATCCGTCTCGCAGATTCTTTGACGGTTCTTGACGGTTCTTAGAAGAGGAGAGAGCACCATCGACGTTAGGGGTTTCGCCGGTCGCAGTATCCCCTTTCTGAGTATCCCCTAACTGGGTGGACCCTTTCCGGAGTCGGTACACCGTGCGATGACCGCGACCCGATCCGCGCTCGACGATCTCCACCAGCCCGTCTTTCACCATCTGCCTAACAGATGCGGACACCCACGCTTCCGTCGTCCGGGCCTTCAGCGCGAGCGTCTTCTGCGACGGGAAGCACATCCCCTCGTCGCTCGCGAAGTCCGCCAACGCGAGATGCAGCAGGAGCCGCCTCCCCTCATACGGCGACGTTTCCCACACATGGGCGATCCACCTGATGCTCATCTTCCCTCGCTCTTCTCTAATGATGAGAGCAGTTCAGACCGCCACTTCATCGCGAACGTGAGACAGTCACTACACCGGCGAGCCTTATGGGTGCAGTCTGGGAGTCGTATCTGCTGCCGTCGAGCGGTGAACGACCATGCCATGCTATCTGCCGACCCCATCAGTTGATGAACGCGACGCAGACCGAGCGTTTTCATTCCGAATCCGTGAAGTTTGACTCCGGTGCGTGCGATCCCGGAGATGATTTCGACGATCTCGGATGTCGCCTGCCTCCGACATACCGACCCGACTCCAACGATCGGTTCATGTAACAGACTGATCCCAGCCCGATCGAACTGATCCATGTGCCGAAGGTAATCATCGAGCGTCTGACCTTGTAGAACAGGAATGAAGGGAAGATCACTCGCAAGAGATCGGAGTGCAAGGAAGTTCTCGATCGTTAGACGTTGATGTTCTCGAATCGACAGACCAGTGCGTTCCAGCATGGCTGGCTCGCACATGAAGTCCTGCTGAGACGCCCAACGCAGACGACCTATTTCGTTCGAGTAACGACGAACGGCCTGAACATAGACTTCGGGCGTCGTCTCCCATCTGCCGTGGAGCGACAACTCGGTGAAACCACCAGAATCCAAGCACCAGTCCACTTGCGCGATCGGCATCGACTTTCTCCGGCGAAGAGTCCGGTGACTAATGAACAGGGGAACGGGCGAGTGTTCGAGCCACTTCTCCTTGTTAGTGCCGAGCAAGAACTCGATGCTCATCTTCCCTCCCCGTCGTTGATGATCCGCAGCAGCGCACCGAGATCCGACAGACGACCGATCACGAGACCGTCCCGCGTGTCGTCCGGCATCGCGACCATCAGGAACGGACGCGGATCACCGACCGGACGCGCCTCGTTCGACTGCGCCTCCGCAGACGTGAACCGTGTCCAGATCGGGCCGACCTGCTTCCCGGCCTTCACCTCGACACGGAACGCACCACCCCACAATTCCTCGTGCCGGGTGTTCGCTCCGGCGATCCCGAGAGCCTTCCGAGCGCGGCGAGCCTTCGCGTCACCTTTCGCCCGATTCCGTTTCCCGCGAGCGTGCGGATCACCGCACCCCTTCACCCGACGCCGACCATCGCGACCCGCCACGCCGAGCGTCCCGAACAACGGACACGACACGACCGAGCACTTGTCCCGGTTCCCGCCACAGTCGGCCTTCGGTTTCAGATTCGACTCACTCATCGGTGTCCCCGATCAGATCCTCCAACCGGACCAGCCGGACGCAGAGATCGGCGACCAACTCCGTCGTGAGCAGGATCCCTGCCACCCACCCATCCTCGAAGGCACCGACGGCGATCAGCAACTCTTCCACCGTCGTCGGACTCACCATCAGGAAGTCGTCGCTCGTCATCGCGGGAACCTCGCTCGCTGTGCCCGGATCAGGTTCCGTTCGTTCGGCGTCAGCCCCGCGTACATCCCCCACCGATCCTCCAGTTCCTCGTACCGCAACGCGAACTCCAGACAGTCCAACCGCACCGCGCAGCCCGAGCACACCCGCCGAGCAGCATCCCACACCCGATCGCTCTGGGTGTTCTCGGGGAAGAACATCGACGTCGGCAGATCGACGCAGTTCGCGGCATCGCGCCATAGGTGGTCGATCGGCTCATTCACCCGAGCATTCTCCGCGTCGCCTGTATCCGTGCGATCGCCAGATCGACGAGACCCCGGCTCAGATCGGTCTCGATCTGTTCGAGCATCTCCGACAGGAGACGAGCCGACGAGTTCGGTCGATGCTCCTGCGTCGTCCTGCCGTGGACGTGATCGGGGTGGACGTAGATCGCGCACCTGTCCCGCCGCTCGTCGAGACGGCAGATCACCCCGGCCTTATGGAGCACCGACAACGCGCCGGATGCGGTGCCGTGATGCCATCCCGTGACGATCGACAGGTCGCGCCACGTCATGCCAGCAGCGGCGCGGGACGCGAGCAGATCGACGACGTGACGCTGCCGCTCGCTGGTGGCTCCGGAACGGTCAGCGCAGATCGCCCGTTCCCTGCTCGTCTCCGACCCGGACCAGCCCGAGGTGCCGCCATAGGGGAGCACCGGCAGGATCGGTTCGTCGAAGAGTCCGGGGTGCTCACCCATCGCCATCAGCGGCGGGGACGACCCGCATCAACTTCTCCGCCGTGTCCAGCACGACGATCTCCGAGTCGTGGGACAACAGATCGAGGATCGGATCGAGTGCGGATGCTTCCCCGACACCGTAATCGGGGACCGCGATGAGGAGACGCACCTCGAACAACACCATGTCGCCGCTCACGACTCCGGCTCCTGTGCCGCCTTCTCGCGGATCATCTCGGCGATCAGCGTCGTCGCTTCCCGCTTCGTGATGTCCGCCACCTCGACGATCTCCCGACCGAGCACCTTCGACGCATACGGACGGAACCGCTTGTTCAGCCCGAGATCGGTGACGAGTTTCGCAAGCGTCCTGCGTTGCACGTCATCGAGGGAATCCGTCTCGATCGGTTCCGCGACGACGCGGAGAGCGGCACTGCCGCGCTGGGCCTTCTGCATCTCCTCCAGCGACGGACGCTTCTTCACCTGATAGTTCGCGTTCGCCAAACCTCGCCCGATCGCCGATGTCTCCGCGTTCTCAACGAACGATGTCCTGTTCACCGGGGAAGCGTCACGGACTTCTTCGGCGAGTCCGGTCGAGACGAGATCACCGTCCCGCTCGAAGTAGATGTACGCCTTCACGATGATCGAGTCGGCTTCCCGATGCGCGATCTCCGTGATGACCGCACCGTTCGGATGGTCCGCCCAGAACTTCGCGAGACGTTCCTCCACGGTCGCATACTGCGACAGATCAAACTTCATGCTCTCTTCTCCTTCTTCTCGATGATCCGCATCACTCGAAACGGATTCCCTTCGCGCTCGAACTGAGCGACGATCTCCGGGTGGGCGGCACGCATCGCGGCGACATCCACCGACTTCTTCCCGGCCTGCTCCTTCCACGACACGACCGGCACGCCGTCCACGAGACCGACCTCGTGAGTGATGAGCAGCCGTGCGATCTCGTCGCGTGCGAACCGTTCCTCTTCCTCGGCGTCCCTCTTCGCGAGACGCGCCATCCTCAGCCGGTCGATGAGATCGAGAGCCTGATCCGGCAGATCAGTCGGTTCCGGCTCGGGTCGCACGAGCACGGCGATCTGCTCCGCCGTCAGTTCGTCGATGTTCTCGATCAGGCCGAAGCCGTCGTCGATCGCGCCACAGAAGATCTCCGCTTCGGTGAGCAGCGCGTCGATCGCTTCCTGATTCCGGCCCAGTTCGACGACCGTGAGATGCTGCCGCTGATCGAGAACGGAGAAGAACACCGGGACGTTCATCACCGCCATCTGTGCCCAGCCCTGCCACCGCCACTCCATCGGCAGAGACTCGGCGGAGTCGATCGTGTAGCGGGTCGTCGTCTTGCATTCAACGTTGATCGTCGGTGACTCGGCATCATCCACGGCGTCGCTGTTGATGTTCCACCGTCCCTCCCGATACATGACCGCCGGGGTGGAGAGACCGATCCCGAGCACCCGTGACGCCTCCGCGATCAGCGACGGTTCGAGCACGTTCCCACGATGGAACACCGGACTGAAAGTGCCGACGTCCGGGGTCGTCACCTTCGCGAAGTAGAGATCGGCGCGTGTCGTGTACGGGGACGAGGCCATGAGTGCTGCGGCGTCCGACCCTCCGAGGATCGTGTTGCCGTGCTCGTCTCGTTGTCGGCCTTTCAGCCATTCCATCGTGCCGTGCTCCGGCTTCGGGATCAGTCTCATCGGGTGTCTCCTTCGGTGTTCGCGTTGTGCGATCTGTTCAGTGTCGCGCAGGGGTGCGTCACAGTTCGGAACTCCCGGAAGGTTCGTCGGGACACCACGAACTCGTCGCCGGATCGTCGATGCCGGAGCAGCACGAACAGGTCGTGATCCTCCAGCACGTCGAACAACTCGTTGCTGGACGGTAGGTGGACGATCATCAGAACACCTCCCACGGATTCAGGTTCGGTGCGACCCCGACCAGATCGAGCGTCTCGACGTGGGCGAGCAGGATGTCGCGGGTCCAGTCGGACGCGGAGTGGAAGTCGGCGATCCGGCTGTCGTTCCAGTCCGAGATGTTGAACGCCCGAAGAGCGCGGACGTCGATGAGGATGCGGACACCGATCGTCGTGTTCACGATCAGGTAGTCGTGGTCACACATCGTCGCGGTCCGTTCGTGGGCATTGGGGACAGAGCAGCAGCCGTTCGACGACCCGCCATCCGGCGGCCTTCGCGAGGTCGATCGCTTGGTGCAGATCGTCCGCCCAGACAAACAGATCACCGCACCCGTCGCACTGTGCGTGGTATCGGACGCGGACATTCATCGGTCGCTCGGCTCGTCGTCGATCGGTTCCCTCTGGATGCGTCGCTTCTCTTCGATCTCATCCCACGCCAGCGCGACTATCAGAGCCTGTCGAAGTGTCGGGAAAGAGTCGATCATGTCGAACTCGTCGTCACCGTCGCGCACCTGCCAGAACCGTGAACCACCCCACAGGATGAGGTGATGGCGGGTCCGGTACTCACCCGCCTCGATCCGATAATCGCTAAGTCTGATCTTGCTCATTGGTCCGCCAACCTCGGGTGCTGGAATCCGCAGTCGCACGTCGAGCGCGTCGCCGGAACATAAGCGGCGCACGACCAGCACGACCACGGACGACGGGACTTCTCGCCCGTGTGCTCCGCGATGACGTGCGTCATGTGCTCGGTGATGTTCGGGAACAACGCGCCACAATGCGCGCAGTCGTATCGCTTCTTCATCTTGCCTTCTCTCTGTCGGTTCCTTAGGCCGACACCCCCACCTTAGCAGATCGGGGAGCACAAGTGGTGCATCCGAATCAGCCCGTGTTCATAGGGCTTCCAGATAGCAGAACGGCGCGACCCGCCCGAAGGCCAGCCACGCCGTCCGCCGATCCGAAGCGGAGAAGGAGACGACGCACCGGATCTAGGAACCGTCATCCTACGGCATCAACCGCTGATCGCGCCACCAGACACGACGAACGACACCGCACGCATCGACCGCACCATCCCCACCGGAACGTGCATCACGTTGTCCACCATCTGCTCCTGTTCGTCGAACGACTGGCAGATCGTGACGTGACCATTCTTCCCGCCGTTGTCGAGCGGCAGCAGGAACCCGACGGTGTGGATGATCCGTTCACCCTCATCGGCGAGATCATGAATCGACGTCCACGACTCCGTGACCTGATGCGCGTCGGCCCACTCGACGAGAACGATCGAAAGCATCACCAACCTTCCTTCTTCCGATCCATGCAGAACACCGGGGCTTGGATCGTGATCCCGCGCTCCGGGTCGATGACCGCGAGAGCCTGCTGCGGATGCTCGAACGAGAAGTTGTTGATGAACGCATACTCATCGACACCCTTCAGCGATCCGTTCACGATCAGGCTCGGCGTCGAGATGTATTGGTGCCAGTGCCCCATCCATAGGGTCTGGAAGTTCGCGTTCGTCGCCAGATACCGTTGCGCCTTCCGTGCGCGGAGCCGCATGATCGGTGGATAGATGCCGCCGATCCCGCCGCCGCCGGACACCTGATCGCCGTGCGTCATGAGATGACCCTGCCCGTACACCTCGACGAACACATCCGCTCCCTCGGGGATCTGGAACGAGAACCGCTTGTCCGTCGCGAAGTGCCGCTCCAGCATCTTCGCGAGCAGCCAGTCGAAGTTCGTCCGAGCACGCAACTTCATCCTCGGCTTCCGGGATGTCCGCCCGTGATTACCGACGACCGACGCGACGTGGACCTTCTTGAACTCGTCGCCGAGCAGAGCGAGCGCGGAGCACAGATGCTCGGCCCAATACAGGAGCGAGCCGAGCATCGTGTCCTCGTTCGTCTGCGTCAGTTCCTCGTGGATGTCGCCGGAGAAGATGTCGCCGCCGAGCATGACCACCACCCCGTCGTAATGCACCCCGGACAGATAGTGCCGCGCCAACTTCACGACGTTCTCCGACCAGCGACGGAGCCGCAGCACCGCGATCTCCCGGTTGTATGCGTTCAGCCCATCGACTTCCTCGGGGAGCACCACCTCGTCGAAGTGGGTGTCGGAGAGCATCACCATCAGCGTCACCGACGACTTCTTCGGTGCCTTCGGTGCGAGCCACACCGGAGGTGCGAGTTCGGCACCCTCGGCGGACTCGACGACGAACAACGCACGGTGCGCTTGTTCGAGTTGATCGGTCAGCCGGACGACCTCGTTCTCCGCCGAGTCGCGCTGCCGCCGAGTCTTGATGAGTTCGGCCTTCAGGTTCGTTCCGGCGGCGTCGCGGATCTCTTCCTCAAACGACACGGTTCCCGTCCATGTCGAACCTGATCTTCCGGGTGCCGTTCCTGTATTCGTTGATCCGTCGATAGTCGAGGTGGATGCCGCGACCGCCGAGAGCGCGGGAGATCGCCGACGCGGGGACGGCCTCATCGTGGAGTGCTTCCATGAAGTCGCGACGATCAGGGCCGTCGAGTGCGCGGATCGCTCGTTCGATCTCGCTCAGCCGGGGCCGGATGCTCGACTCGATCTCGTCTCGTAGTCCCACAGTCTCTCCCTAGAACCGGCGAGGATGCTACAAGTTGCAGAACTGCCAGTGCCATGCCTCGTATTCGGGATTCTGCTTGCCGTTCGGGAGCAGCCTCGTCCCCTGAAGGTAGAACCCGAACTGTGGAGCGTTCCGGCAGAGCCACCGGAACACGCGGGGATCGCGAACGTCGATGTCCTGCGCGAGTCCCCACCCGTGCGGTGATGTTCCCGGCGTCGCACACGGAGACTTCCCGCGCTTCAGCCACCACGTCTTGCCCTGATACTGGCGCGACACCTTCGGAACTCGGGTCGTCGGACGCGGCACGAACCGATCGAGGAACAATGCGCGTTGCTGCTCCAGCGATCGGTATCCCGACGCGGACGGATTCAGTTCGACGCCATCCTTCTCCGCTTCCTTCACCATCAGGTTGTAGAACCGTGCCGCTGGTCCGTACAACTGACCGCCGCCGATCAACGGTTCGAGGATCTTCCTCGGGAGTGTCCCGTTGCCGTTGCTGCGGAGCGTCGCGTCGAGCGTCATCTTCTTCACCGGCTCAGGAAGCATCGCGGACCACCAGTTGCAGCACCGCCTCGGCGAGCAGTTGGATCGCCGCGACCTGATCCGCCGACAGGTTCAGTCCGAACGCGGTGATGCACACGAGGGATGCGCGGAGCACCATTCTGATCTTGCTTGCGTTTTCCGTGGTCATAGTTCGCCTTTCGCGTGGTCGCTGATGTGGTCGAGGTGTCGGTCGGTCAGGTCGTCGATCTTCTGTTCGATGCGGTCGTGGCCTCGTGTGAGTTCGTCCAACTTCCCGGATGTTGCGCCGTGCTCGCGGGTGTTCTGGCGGCGTGATACTTCGACGAGTGTTCCGATCAGGCCGAAGCCTGCGATGATGAGTGCTACTGCGATCTCAGTCGGCATCGGGATTCCATTCTTCCGGTGTATTGCTTGGGTGCGCGATCTTCACGACTTCAACCCATACAGTGATGCCTTGCCGGTGACGGTGCCTGCTGTGATGTTGATGCGGCAGCCGTAATACGCGACCGCGAGAGTGTGCACGTAGCCGCCTTGCAAAAAGAGGTTGGTCAGCGTGGCGGTGTAGTTGTCTGATTGTAGCCATTGTGCGCCGTATGTTTTCACCGCAGCGCGTGGACGTTGGAAGTAGACACAGAACGCTGAGGAGTCCCCAGCAACCGCTCCGCCTACAAACACGCTTGTTTGGCCTGTTACCTGATTGAACCCAGCGAACTGTGTCGAGCCGCTTGAAACATACGAGCCACCTACGCTCGCGTCGTAGTCTGGGCCAGTGATAGCGGCATTAGCGGCGTCTTGTAGTTGCATGTTGTAACTAGCGGTGCTTGTGTTCTGTTGCAGGTGAGCAGTCAGAAAGTAAGTGTCGTAATCTTCTGTGAACACGTTGTTGAACTGGATCGGGCTTGCCGACGCCGTAAGTGTCTTAGTCTGGAGAAGGTACGCGCCGACGGCGTTCATGTCCGCCGCCGTCAGCACATCCCCAGTATTGAAAGACGGAAACGACATCGCTCACCAACTCAACTTGTTCGTACCCAGCACACCATACACGGGGTCGTCGAGGAAGAACCACGGTGTAAGCGCGTTGTCTATCAGATAGTAGGTGAACGTCGATCCTTCCGGGGTGGCCTGCATCGACGCGCCGAGGATCGTCACATAGTATTCCGTGCCACGGAACGTCAGATCGGTCCGATAACCGGGGATGTCCCAGAACTCGTATCCGCCGTCACCGAGGTCGAGGTTCCAAGTGTTCTGCGCCTCGGATCGGCAGGTGATCCGAGTCAGGCCGAGACGCGCCGTGTCGTAGATCGCCAGATAGTAGTTCGCGAGATCCTCGGCCTGCGCTGCGCTTCCCGAGATCGTGTC